AATTTATTTCATTATTAACAATACCCTATTTATGTACCCCCATCTTTTGATGAGGGTACATAAATATTCAAGGTTACCACTTAACAATGTAAGAATGCCCGCTTTTGCCTATATGCGCTATCACGCCGACATTATCCTTAAACAATCACGCGCAGAAATGGTTGCGCTACCGCGTCTTTTGAATGAAAGTATTATGGATTCCTTGTTGTATTAACATCTTAATAGTTTGTTGAATTTCAACATATCTGTGTGTACATCACAGAAAAGAACGTGAAGGACTTGAACCTCCAATAATTTCCCGTCGTTCTACGTGTATATAAAAACTTATGTACCCCCAATATCTGGGGGCATTTTAAATTGCAAAACTTCACCTTTTGGCGTGGGCTTGTCCGATGCAATGCCCAATGCTTTTTGGGTAATTTGTTTCTTTAGTTTGCTTGTTTCATGTTCATATCTTTTTCAAGATATTCGCCTACTGATGAATCTGATTCTGAATCCTTCTTTACTAAATCCATCATGCTAAGCAACATGGCAATGTGTTCTGGGTTAGTTACGCCTTGTTGGGCGAGGAATTCTTCAGTGGTGAGGGGATCAGGGTTTACGTTCGAGTTGCCAAGCAAATAATCTATGCTTGTGTTTAGAGTTTTAGCAATAAGCACCAATGTATCATATGAGGGTTGTATACCAGCACGCTCATATTTGTTATACAAGTCCCTGCCTATTCCTAATCTCCTTGCCAATTCGGCTTGTGATAATCCCGCCAACTCCCTTAATTGCTTCAATCTTACATTGAACAACATTCATCACCTTTTCTATATTATATTGAATTTTTTTCACTTTACAAGCCATGTGAAAAAAATTCAACTTAAATAAAAAACTGTTGACAACCATTCAACTTGAGGTTATACTAAGCATTGTTGAACGAAATGCAACGTTATTATGGAGGTGCAGATAATAAACCAAATAAAAGAAAAACGCTTAATTGCTGGATTTACACAGGCATATGTAGCTACTAAACTAGGATTGAAAAACAAAAGTACTGTTGCCAAATGGGAAACAAATGGACGTTTCCCCCGTGTTGAACTCCTCCCAAAGATAGCAACCTTATATGGTTGTACGGTGGATGAACTACTAGCAACGCCCTGTGACCCACAAGTTACAACCCATCACGAAGCGGGGGCGGTGTAGCCCCGCTTCCACCCCGAAAGGAGCAATATGCAATCGTGCAAAAAGCAAACATCATAGCGTTAAAAAAACTGATGGTGGATAAGGGTCTTGAGAAAATCAAAGACCTTTCAGAAATAGCGGGAATAAGCAGAAATACATTAAGTGCTGTGCTACAAGGAAAACACCAACCATCAGCAGATGTGATGTACAAGTTAGCAAAAGCCCTTGGAATGTCACCATTAAATATTGGAGAGATTTTCTTTAATAATTGTACTTATGATATGTAGTTTGGTCTTTGCCCAATCAGGCAAGAAAAGGAAAACGCTAAAGTAATCATCCACCGAAACCAAAAAGAACCGCGTAATCTAGAATCAGCGGAACTTTTGCCTTGTAGTTGTTTGCCTTAACCATTACCCCGCACAAGAAGCACAGGGGCTAACTGTCTAGTTAGTGGGTTGTGTCACTTTAGTGGCTTAAGGTTGCCACATTGCCCTGCATCCACCGTATTTGTAAGGTACAGAATAGTCAAAATTTGGGACAAAAGAACCATCCCCTTTCTCAACTTTAAATTGGCAAGACTATTGTATCAAAATTGGGCATTATGCACAACATCTTGTGCAATTCCTTTTCTTTCCTGATTGGGCAACAGTAGCACGTAGCGGGGCAGTATAACCCCCACAAAATTAAAAGGAGAAAAATATATGGGTGCAATGATGCATTATGAACAGGAGATATCAGAACTGAAAAAAGAAATTGCAGAACTCAAAAAGATAGTTCGAAAGTTATGGCATATAAAGGAAGTTGATGACGCTGTAATAAACTTTTCTGCAACACTTAGACGCACAAAACTAGACATATCTGTTTTAGAAGAATAAGGGGTGACGCACCAATGTTTAGCCATAAGACTTTAGCTACATTGCTAAAGGGTAAGAGGATGAAACAATCACACTTGTCACGAGCTACAGGAATCCCCCGCAACTCTATAGCTAGGTATGTATCTGGTGAAGTGCAACCACGGGCAGACAAAGTTATATCAATAGCAAGGGCGTTAAACGTGGGTATTGAAACTCTGATTGAACCAGACGTTACAACGCCCCTGCCTGTAAAGCGGAATAGGAATAGGGAAGTATGTTATTGTCCGTTTTGTGGCGGGGACTTAAAAGCAATAACAGACCTGTATAAGGAACAATAACAAAATCTAAGGAGGATTAATATGTCAAACTGGGCAATGGATAGATTGCAACACCTTGAGTGCGAATATGGCGATTTTTTCAACTTTTGCAAAGATAACCAAGACGATTCAAGCATTAAGGGTTCAGAAAAGTTATGGGGGTATTATTCTATTTACTCATTTGTTAAATCTGCACTAACAGAGGTGATTAATATTGACCACCCTCTTATTCGTAGAGCATTAAACAACGAAATTCCGAATGATTTACTGGAGTTGGATTATATCAAAAGTTGTTTTCAATCAGAGTTTAGGAATTACCAAGAGTATAAATCTAAAGTATCACCCGTATCATCCCCTTCAATAAATGTAGAAGAACTTGCCCGTCAATTGGGTGTTACTGTTGTTATGGGAATGGAGATTAAGGGTGATGTACAAGCCAGTGATGAAACTGGATTTGATGCAGGTGAGGTAATAGGCAAGCTAGAAGCCTTTGAATCGGAGGCAGAAGCAGACAAGTACCTTTGTGAATTAAATTTAAAAAAGAGCCAATATAAGACACTTGTTGACCATTGTGGCGTATGGATACCAGCGTATGCGTCTAAGAAAGAAATAAGAACACGGCTTGTTGATTATTGTGTAGGTACAAGGCTTCGCTCCAATGTTATAAGAAATGTGGATGTATCGCATACACCCCGCCCCAAAACGGAGGGTGTAGAATCGTGAATACAAGGAAATATGAATGTAAAATTATATATAAGCAGAACGGGGAATGTCATCCGTTGGGGACTGTTGTTACTGCAAAAGATAAGGCGGACGCTAAGGCACAAGCACACGAGTGGTATATGGCATTTGTGAAGGAATCCACAAAATCTATTGTGAATACCCCAGAAGGGGTTGATATTGGGGAAAATATTATTGATAGACTACCTGTAGTTAAGAGTATAGAAGTTTTCCCATTGCCAGAAAATCCAGACGAATAGGAAGGGATGTACTTATGGGAAAAACAGAACAACAAATGAGCCTGTATAGTTATGTGCAGGATTCGCTTGCCCCACCAATACAAACAAAGCAAAAAAAGAGCCACCGAAATGTAGAAGAAACTACAGCGGCGGTTGCACCAAGAAAAAGACGCGCAAGCAAGAAAAAGGAAGAAATACCTGTTTTGCCCCAAGTTGCAATTGACTACCTAGAAGCGGCGAGCAGACTAGAAGCATGTTTCGCAAAGCCCAGCCACGAAAGACCTCACGATTATGGAATCGTACTTTCTGGACTGTGCAGGGAAAAGCGGGAAGCGGATAACCGAGTGAAGGCAACCAATGGCGGAGAAAATCCGTATAAAAAATACGAAAATGGAGGATTAGAATATGTTTAATGATGGAACAGTGGTCATATCTATTGCAGACTTTGACCGCTTGCGAGAAGCGCGCAAAGAGTTTATGGATTTAAAAAGGCAACTGAGAGATTCAGTTACCGTTGTGGACTCCACGGAAGACATAGTGACCGTGGATATTGACAAACTAATAGAAATTGCAAAAGAGCATAGCCCCGCAGAAATAGTCCGATTATTGGATTTTGAAGGCTATGCATTAAGGAGAATCAATTAGATATGACAGGAAAATGGGTAGTATTCAGTCAAGTATTAGGCGATACCCACAAATACATTGTAGGTCGCCAGCTTAATATGGACGAGCCACTGCATGGCGGAAATATAGAGTATGCACCTGAAATGGAAGGGTATGTGGAGGATAGGTTATTCGCAGAGGATATTGCATATGCTCTAAATGCCCTTAGTGGGAACTGCTCTACCGTCAGACCATGGGCAGGAAACACAGCATTCTAGGGACGAAATGGCAATTGACTACCTAGAAGCGGCGAGCAGACTAGAGGCATATTTCGCAAAGCCCAGCCACGAAAGACCTCACGATTATGGAATCGTACTTGCTGGACTGTGTAGGGAAAAGCGGGAAGCGGATGCGCGAGTGAGGGCAACCCATGGCGGAGAAAATCCGTATAGATGAGGAGATCGGCAACTATGAAAGCAGTAGTTTGTTATAGTGGTGGACATAGTTCAGCACTGGTTGCAATTGAAGCAGTTTATAAGTATGGCAAGGAAAACGTAATCTTGTTAAACCATGATATCAGTCCAGAGGTTGAACACGAAGATGTCAAGCGGTTTAAGTGTGCAGTTGCAGAGTATTTGGGGATTGAAATAACTTACGCCAACTATGAAGAATGGGAACACATAACGCCGTTGAAGGTTTCAATCAAGCGGGGCGGATTCAGAATGACACACGGTGCGTCACATTGTACTTATTACCTTAAAACTGAACCGTTCTTGAAATGGCTAAAAGAAAACTACCCTGCCACATTTGAAAACCCTTGCGAGGATATCGTAATTCTCTACGGATTTGATAAAAATGAACCAATGAGAATACAACGCCGAAGCCAATCTTTGGGCGTACAAGGCTATAAGACCGAGTTTCCACTTGCATATTGGACACGAACCATATACGACACCAAAGAAATAGGCATAAAAAAGCCAACAACGTACAGGCTGTGGAAACACGCCAATTGTCAAGGTTGCTTAAAAGCAGGTCGGCAGCATTGGTACTGTGCTTATTGCCTTCGCCCTGATATATGGGCAGAAGCAAAAGAAACCGAAAGACTTATAGGGTACAGCATAATCAAAGGTGTATTCTTGGAGGATTTAGAGCAACAGTTTCATGAGATGAAGCACAGCAAAAATATATGCCCTTCGGAAAAGGGTAGCTCCGCTATATTTTGGACGAATGTAAACAAAGTGTTACCTGAACAACAATCACTTATGCCTTGTGATTGTTCGTTTTAGGAAGATACCAACAAGGACGATTGGCAACGGGGAGGTTCAAGTCCTTCACGTCCTTTTCCGTGATGTACACACGGGTATTAGTTGCAAATATGGCCATAGGTGCAATACTCTCGTTCTGATGAGGAGGCACTTAGTGAACAAAAAGTTAGAATACTTTTTTTGTGCGTGGCGTGCAACTCCTCCAAGACGAGAATATTATATTCTCTGACAATGAGGAGGCATACCATGAGCAAGACGAGCGAGCCTAAACCTGGTATAGAGTATTTCCGTATGGACGTAGGCTTTTACCGAGATAGGAAAATTCAATTTGTTACGGCTAGATTTGGCGCTAAAGGTGAATCTATTACTGGACGGCTTTTATGTGAAATTTATGAACGCCATGGATATTACATGGACTGGAACAAAGATATAGCACAATTGTTTGCAAAAGGCGTGGGATATAGTGTATCTCCTTCCTTAGCGAATGATGTAGTGAATGAATTGGCTAAGCGCGGTTTTTTTGACAAAACCCTTCTTAACTCGTTTGGCATATTAACCAGTCGTGAAATACAGGCACGTTATTTCTTAATATGTAAAAATGCGGAACGTAAAGGCGTTCTTTACGACCCTAATTATATACTGGTTGACATTTCAAAATATGACAATGTCAAACCTGCTATTAAGGTTGCCCAAAACGCCGAAAACTCACCCCCAAAACGCCGTTTGCGCCGAGTCTTTACCACAAAAAGAAAAGTAAAAGAAAAGGAAAGTAAAGAAAAGGAAACTGAAAATAAAAAAGATACTGAATCTTTAGAAAACATCATCAATCATCATGTTTCTTTTTCTTCTTTGTCTCAAGATACGGCAAAGGAAAGAGAAGAAAATGCATATACACATGATACTAATGTTATGCGTGACATGTACGGCAATCCATTGAAATTGACAATGAAATTCAGTGATAAGCGGGACACAAAAGTAGAAGTAGAAAAACATGTCAATCGTGAACGCATGGATATAACAAGGCTTGTTAGCATATACGGTCAAAAAATCAAAGACATAAAAGAGATCAGTAGCGTTGACATGCGAGAAGAGTCAATAAGGCAATTCTGTGACTATGTTCTCGAAAAATATGTCGTGAAGAATGAACTTTGGTTGCCTTTATTATTCAAGATGGACATGCTTTGATTATCTGGAAACAAAAAAACAGAAGGAAGCGGCATTTTCGTTGCTTTCTTCTGTTGCAAAATAAATTCCAAAATCAAAAGGGGAACTTTTTTATGACTAAGAGTGAAGATAATAATAACAGAGAAGTTGTTAATTTGCAATCTCCATTATTCACAAGAGCAAGAAATGGGCTATCAAATGCTATTGTTGGGTTAATTAATCAACTATATACATCAGGTTCTGCTTCTGGTGAAATTAACATGAAAATGGTTATTGAGCTAAAAGACGAATTTGTTCCTGCTCCAGAAAGAGAGCCTGATATTAACGGAAATGTTAAGTATGGGCAATATTTGTACAAAACGCTTATAATTAGTCATCAAATCACACATACGATAAAACATTCCACCAAATATCCAAATGACAAAATTGAAGCGGATGGTATGGAACTCACAAGGGATGAAGAAGGTACACTTATATTTGTGCCAGTTATGACTTCACAGATGAAGCTGGAAACAGAAAATTAACTAAATAGAGGCGGGATAGCATGGGCATAACATTGGAAGATTTGGAGCAACACAGGTATCTACTTAAAGAGATATCGTATTTATCAGAAAAATTAGAAAACATTACGGACACCCATGGTCAAGTTGTGTCTGATTCTGTGATAGGTTCTAGTAACCAATTTCCATATCAAGAAATAGTTATACCCATAGTTGGCGTAAGTCCAAAGCATATTGGAATGTACCACAAAACTAAAGAAGAACTTAACAAGCGAATAACTTCTATTAAGAAAAAAGTAACCGAGATAGAGAAATTCGTAGAATCTGTACCCCGTAGCGATATACGCCAGATTATTGAATTAAGGTATATTCAGGGGTTGTCATGGCGAAATGTTTCTATAAAGGTTTATGGGGTTTCTGCGGAGGATAGGGCAAGAATGGCGATAACTCGATATTTTGAAAAATCTTGAAAAATAATGAATTTGTTCGTTTTGTTCGGTTTTTATGTGCTATAATAGTAGCGTACATCACTATGTATAAAACCCTTTGCGTGTTATCTATCCCTTCCCGCAAGGGGTTTTTTGCACCCTTTTGTACCCCTAAATATGGTTTTTAAGGCGTTTTTATATAAAAAAGTGTTAAATTTAAATACGAAATGGGCGGGGTGACGTGAAAGAGTTTGCGGAAAAGTTCTATAGTAGTAAGGCATGGCGAAGATGTAGGAAGAACTACTTGACTAAAGTATTTGGGTTGTGTGAACGTTGTGGGGAGATTGCTAAAGTTGCCCATCATAGGATTGTGCTTACACCACAGAATATCAATGACATGGATGTTACGTTGTCACATGATAATCTGGAGGCTCTTTGTCAAGAATGCCATAACCATGAACATCATGGCACAGCGGAGCGCGTGGACTTGGGTTATGCCTTTGACGCGGCGGGGAATATCATATACCCCCCATCATAAAAACATGGTGGGGGGCGGTTGGTCACCGACCGACTCCTCTCTGTTACCGCTTCTTACATGCAGGGGGGGTGTAGTATCAGCTCCACCATCCATGCCCCGCTACAATATTTTTACCAGAAGGAGATGACAATACATGGAAAAAGATAAGTACATTAAGAAGGAAATCACACGACTTAAACGAATCTTGAAAGACTTGGATAAAAATAAGTTTGATTTAGTATTACCACTGATTAAACGAGCGGCGGCAATGTCTGTATATCTTGACGAATTGGAAGAAACTATCAACAATGACGGTTATACTCAAGAATATCAAAATGGAATCCACCAGCGGGGCATAACACAGAGTGCCGATGTTCAAACATATCTTGCAATGTCAAAAATATATCAATCAATAACAAAGCAACTGTATGACCTTGTCCCAGTTGCTTTGAAAACGCAAAAAAAAGGTCTTTTGGTTGAGTTAAGAAAAGGGAGTGTTGCTAAAACCAAAAATGGGAGCTAACTATATTTGGGAGTATCATAGAAAAATTCACAATGGGGAAATTGTAGCAAGTGAGCATATTAGGTCTGTATATGACATTTTAGTTGAACGCATTGGAAGCGGGGAATATTTCTTCGACAGCGATTTAGCAGAAGGTGCGATAACGTTTATAGAAAATTATTGTCATCATTGTGAAGGACGCAACGACCTTATAAAATTGGAATTATGGCAAAAGGCGTTAATATCCTCCATATTTGGTATAGTGGATGAATATAGTTTACGAATTTTCCGCGAGGTTGTTATTGTCATTGCTAGGAAAAACGGTAAGTCGCTTTTGGCAAGTGCAATTACAGCGTATATGGCATATGTAGATGATGAATATGGCGCGAAAATATATTGCCTAGGTCCTAAGCTAGACCAAGCAAAGATTGTTTTTGAAAACTTCTTTGAGATGGTTAAAAATGATGAAGAATTATTGGCAGAATCAAAAAAACGTAGAACAGATATATATGTAGAAGAACGTAACGCCAGTATACGGGCGTGGGCATTTAACGCGAAAAAGTCCGATGGGCTTAACCCGCATTTGGTTGTGTGTGATGAGTTTGCACAGTGGCCAGCGGTGGCGGGTCTTGCACAGTACAGTGTAATGAAGTCTGCACTGGGTGCGAGACAACAACCTCTTATACTAAGCATCTCTACAGCTGGTACTGTGAATGATGGAATCTATGATGAGCTTGTCTTACGTTCTAGTGAGTTCTTGAAAGGAAAGCCAATGCGATTGCTTCCTTTCTTATACATTATTGATGATGATAAAAAATGGGATGATATCGAAGAACTCAAAAAGTCCAACCCCAACATGGATGTGTCTGTGTTTAGTAAAAATATGTTGCAAGATATAGAAGACGCGAAAACAACACCACACTTAAAAGCTGAGTTCCTCATGAAACAATGCAATGTTAAGCAAAATTCTAGTCTTGCATGGTTAGAACATCACATTATAAAGCATTGCAGTATTGATAATGTAACCTTACAAGATTTTTATGACACTTATGCAGTAGGCGGAATAGACCTATCACAACATACCGACCTTACGGCGGCAAGTGTGGTAATTGAACGTGATAGTAAACTGTATACATTTTGTCAATTCTTTATGCCAGCTGAAAAGGTAGTAGAACTGGAAGCTCGTGATAATGTTCCTTATAGGGCTTATGTAGATGAGGGGATATTAACTCCTAGTGGGGAGCAAGTTGTAAACTATAATGATGTGCTTGATTGGTTCATTATGTTACAGGAAGAGTATAAATTATCATTTCACTATATTGGTTATGATAGAAATATGTCACACTATCTTATATCAGACCTAAATATGAAGGGCTTTAAAACAGATGATGTTATTCAAGGTGAGAATCTCACCCCCATAATCAGTGAACTAGAAGGAATCATCAGAGATGAGTCTTTTTTTATTGTTAAAAACAACTTGCTTGTAGCACATTTTCATAATGTGGCGATGAAGCACAACTTAGAAACAAGACGGGTGCGCCCAGTGAAGATGACGCAACGGGCAAAAATAGATGGTTTGGTGTCCGTACTTTGTGCCATGACAGTACGTCATAAATACTGGGATACAATAGGCATGTCACTAAAAAATAACTAGTAAGGACGTTGGCTATGGGATTACTTTCAAAACTATTTGGACAAGAAAAAAATCAAGATATAGAGGTCAAAAATTACTTTGAAGCCCTTACGGCATACGCTCCAATATTCACATCCTTTGAGGGTGGGGTCTATGAGCTGGAACTCACCCGCGCAATTATTCATAGTTTTGCTACTGCTTGTAGTAAACTAAAGCCAGAAATTAAAGGGACAGCACAGGCAAACCTTACTAATGTTTTTAAATTTCGCCCAAATGAATACATGAATACAATCCAGTTTATATACAATATTGCTACTAATTTTGCTGTGAATAATAATGCATTTATTGTTCCTATTGAAGACGAATATGGGAATATTACTGGTTATTATCCAATTAATCCAGTTACATGTGAAGTGGTAGATGTTGATGGAGTGGCTTATTTTCGATTCACATTTAACAATGGGCAACGTGTAGCAGTTGAAAAAACTCGTGTAGGTCATCTAACCCAATTCCAATACAATGATGATTTTTTTGGCGTGGATAATTCTGTATTAAAGCCAACAATGAATTTGATTCATACACAAAATCAGGGCATTGTAAATGCTGTAAAAAATTCGGCTACAATTCGCTTGCTTGCGATAGCAAATCAAGTGCTAAAAGAGTCTGATATTGAAGCAACTCAAAAAAGATTCACGGAAACCCATTTTTCAAAAGAAAATACAGGCGGAGTAATGCTACTAGATGGTAAGTTTAATGATGTGAAGCTACTTAACATCAAACCTTATACCGTAGACCATGCACAGGTGAAACAAATTCAAGAAAATGCATTTAATTATTTTGGAACAAACGAAGCTATACTACAAAACAAGTTTACAGAGGATGAGTGGAATGCATATTATGAAGGGAAAATTGCACCTTTTGCGTATGCTCTATCACTTGCACTTACAAACATGACTTTTTCACGGAAAGAGTTAGCCTTTGGCAATGAAATTCGTTTCTCTGACAATATGCTGAATTACGCAAGCAGTGCTACAAAAGAACGCCGTGCAACCGCAGGATTTGACCGTGGGCAGTTAAGTATAAATGAGAGCCGTGAACTGTTTGGTCAACCACCTATAAAAGGTGGTGATAAATATTACATTCGCAAGGAATACGCAGAAAAGGATAAGTTACATGCAGATGATGAAGGGAATGGTTATGTGGAATTAGGTGATGATGATGAGAACCAAGGGAATTGAGTATAGAAACCTTGAAATGCCACTTATAACAGTGGATACGACCAAAAGAATAGACAGTACTCATTATATAGAAGGTTATGCTACAACATTTTCGCCTTATTTTCTCTTTGAGATGGACGGGCATAAATATTATGAACATATCATGCCCGACGCTTTAGAAGGCGCGGATATGTCTGATGTAATCATGAAGTATGACCACTATGGCAAAATTCTTGCACGACAAACAAATGGCACGTTAATCACTGAACCAGATGATAACGGGCTTTTTGTTTGTGCCGATTTATCCAAAAGCACAGCCGCAAGGGAATTGTATGAGGAAATTAGTGTAGGGCTTATAAGAAAAATGTCGTGGGCTTTTAGTGTGAAAGAAGAAAGTTTTAATACAGAAACGAAAACATGGATTATTAGAAAAATCAAAAAAGTGTATGACGTATCGGCTGTTGGCATACCAGCCAATGAAGATACTGATATAACAGCCCGTAATTTTGAGCGTCGAAGTGACGAACTAAGACAGGAAGAGTTATTAAGGTTGAAAGCAAGAAAACTACAACTAAAAATTAAACTGGAGGACTGGCGAACATGGAAAGAAGATTAGGTATACCATTAAACATCTTTTACTTTGGGAATCGAGCAGAGGAAATTGACCAACGCTTAAATGCCATTGGTGCTGAACTGGAAACAAGAGACGGAGACATCACAGCCGAAGAAGTGGATACATTAACAACCGAAGTTGAAAAACTGCAAACTGAAAAAAGATCACTACAAGAAAACGCACAAAAACGGACAGCATTGCTGGAGTCGATTGCCAATGACCGTCCATCAGGAAGCGGGGGCGGTACTACTGTTTTATCCCGCTTCACAAATAGTCAATCCCAACGTGGCACGAATGCAACAGTTGAATCGAATGACGACCCAACCGCCTCGGTGGAATATCGTAAAGCATTCAAAAAGTTGGTAATGCGTGGTGTTCCTATCCCACAAGAATTAGAACAACGTAGCTTGGAAGGAATCACCCATACAGATGATATAGGTTCTGTAGTCCCCCAGCCCGTGCTTAATCGTATAATTGAGAATATGGAAAGCAGTGGGATGATTTTGCCATTAGTGACACGCACTTCCTACCGTGGAGGTTTATCTATCCCAATTTCCAACGTTAAGCCAGTAGCCATTTGGGTTGATGAGGGGGAAGGCAGTCCAAAACAAAAGAAAACGACAGGCAAAATATCATTTATACATCACAAGTTGCGCTGTGCAGTTGCTATGACTATAGAAGTTGATACTATGGCATTATCGGTATTTGAAGCCAGATTTGTTGAAAATGTTGTGGAAGCAATGACCATGGCAGTTGAAATGGCAATTATAAGCGGTTCAGGTGACGGGACACCAACAGGCATAACCATTAAAGAAACTAAATCAGGTCAACGATTATCTGTATCACAAATCACATACCAAACCATACTTGATGCAGAAGCCGCTATACCAATGGCTTATGAGAGAAATGTCCGCTGGTGCATGAATAAGCAAACATTTTATAAGTTCTTTGGAATTATTGATACAAATGGGCAACCGATAGCAAGGATAGACCATGGCATAACAGGAAGTGCAACAAGAATCATTTTGGGCAGACCAGTTGTATTGTGTGACTATCTTCCATCATTTTCACCAGAATTGGCAAACAATAAATGTTTTGCGTTCCTATTTAACTTCCGCGACTATGTTCTGAATACTAATCTAGGGATGGGAATGAGACGCTACCTTGACAATGACACTGACGATAGAGTATTAAGTGCGGTTATGCTTACTGATGGTCAAGTTGTTGATAATGGCTCTTTGGTAAAGCTAGTCAAGGGTACATCGGCATAATGGATTCCGATAATCCTGTTAAGTCAGTGTTGGATTCTGTTAGGTTTTCTTTGCGCTATGATAACAAAACCTTTGACAATGAAATTCTTGAACTTATAGAAGCGGCGAAAGCCGATTTAAGATTAGCAGGTGTTGGACGAATTGAGGACGACGACCCGCTAATTTTAATGGCAATTACGCAATATGTAAAAGGGAATTGGGGTTATGGAGAACCAAAACCACAGTACTTGGAAGTATACGAAAAAATTAAAATACGTCTATGTTTGGCGGGTGCTTATCGTGTTTAATGATGGTATTGCAATGATATGCAAGAAAATTCAAGGCGAAAACAACAATAAAGGCAAGGTATCAATCCCCTTTATAGAATTCTACAAAAATGTTTTCTATGGTGAACTTAGCTTTATGGCAAATGAGTATTACTTTGCAAAACAGGAAGGTAGTCAAATAGCAAAAAAGATTCGCATTCATGAAGATAAAACCATAATGAGCCATGTACATGTAATTATCATTGATAAGATACCATACGACGTTGGCAGAACCTTTACAACCGAAGCAAAAGGCATTGCTGTCACAGATATAACTTTGGAAAAGGCGGCATTTGATTATGACACTTCAAAATTTGCATGAAATTTTAGAGGAAACAGGATTGTCTGTATGGAAGTATCAAGCGTTTCAAGAGACAATGCCCTACATTGTATATGCTCCAGTTAGTATAACGTTCAATTTAGCCAGTGGTACTATTTGGCGTAGACTTACAAGCGTGGGAGTAGATGTTTATTCACAAAAAGATGAGGATGCGGAAACGCTTGAAAAAGTGCTTCTAAAAAACTATCTAATACCTACAAGCATTATACCACTATGGATACCAGACCACAAAGTCATCAATACACAATTTGACCTATCCATATCACAAGAAATTGATGCTTACGCTGAAACGGGGGATATATATGGCTAAAGACGGCTTTGAGACCATGGCAAGTGAATTGCAACAACTAGCAAGTGTTGTCACTGATGAGAAAGTACGGAAAAAAGCTATTATGGCGGGAATAGAACCTATTGTGCCAATAGCACAACGAATTATGCGTCCATTTCGGCGCAACAGCCGTGGTGGGACTACGCTTGACCAATCAATAAAGTGCGGATATCACCCAAAAGGAAGTATGTTAGTAGGTAAAAGACTCCAAGAAAGCGTAGGGACGATTGGTTGGGATGGTGACGCTTATTATGGAAGGTTCTATGAGCATGGATATAGACCCATTACAGGTAAAAGGGCGGTGATGGATGGTAGGTTGCGTTGGATTCATAGTAGTAGACGACCATCAGGGCATCCAGTAATACAACGCCAGCATATTAGCAGAGCATACCAAGCGGATGAAGAAAATGTATTAAAACGCATAATTGGGGTTTTACAAAGAGAAATAAAAAACAAAATATAAATCGGAAGGTGTTTTAAATGGCAAACCGAAAGATACAATACGAACGCCCTACTTATAGGGTGACAGTTGGGAATATTTATTTTTGCCCAATAATAAAAAGAGATAGCCAGATGATTGAATATGAAGATATTGTTATAGAACTTCCAACAGCTAAAACATTAGGCATAGCTCAAGATATATCAGAACTTGAAGTTTGGGCAAGTGGTCAGATGTTTGACTATACATCAAGAACAAATTCTGCAACCATTTCTTTAGCGGCAGTTGCATTACCACAACATCTACTAGCCACAATTGAAGGCTCAGTATCGCAAGATGGTGCTACGTTTAATAGGACAAACGACATAGAACGTGAGTTTGCTTTTGGTTTTTGGGCAGAAAACAAAGACGGTAGTTTTAACTGCTATTGGCTTCCTGTATGTAAATTAACACCTACAGAAGAAACATATGCGACAAGCACGGCAGACATCCCAGACCCTGAAAGTAACTACAGTGTAAGAGTTATCCCTTATAACAATCTTTGGCGCGTAAGATTTTCAAGTGCAGATGCTAAAGAGAGTGGAATAATTGTGACTGATAAGACAGCTTTTAACAAAAAATTCTTTTTAGACCCTATATATCAAGAATCACAGATGCAAGAACTTCTTCGCGACTATCGCAATGAAGTAGTAGATGCATCAAGTATAACGTTTATGGCTGTAGACAAAAACTCAAACAAAAAGGATGATAATAAGTGAAATTCATAAAAAGCAACCTTGACCCCATAATTATTACAATTTGTGGAACGGATTATCCAGCATTATTAAGTTTTAGAGCATTAACAGAATTAGAAGAATTAACAGGTGAAGGCTTTAATATAACCATGAATAAATTTGCGGTTGGAGACTATTCACCGTCAGATATATTAAAGGTTGTATTTGTTTCTTTAAAAGGTGGTGGGGTAGATGTTGTTTATGATGATTTGTTAAGCATTGACTACAGTACTGAATTAATGACACATCTAACTCAAAAAACAACTGATTTATTTTTACGTCATGCAGGTATCAATGATATGGGCAAAGATGAAGATGATGACAAAAAAAAGCAAACGACAAAGAAAACAATATAGGTTTTGATTGGTTCTATCACATGCATTTTGCCATGACGCAACTAGGTTGGATGTATGAGCAGTTTATGGATAGTACTTATTATTTCTATGTTGGTATTGTTAAACAATGGATTATTTTTAATGATATAAAATCAAATAAACAAACCCCAAAAAAAAATGAAGATGAAAATAAAGTTTATGAAATTTCTGAATTACCATCCAATTGGGGTTGGTAAATAGTAATGAGGTGAATTTGTGTCAAGTAGAGAGCTACATGTAGCGGCATTAAAAGTAAATGTAGAAGGTGCGGCGGAATTCCAAAAGTCACTGGGTGAAATTAACCGTGATTTAAAGCAAAGCCAAGCGGAATTAGCTAAGGTGACAGCGGCATACGCAAAAAATGATAAAAGCCTTGAAGTTCTAAATGCGAAAAAAATTCACCTCAATAATGCCATAAATTCCAATACAGAAGTACAAAGAGAACTTAATCGCCAGCTTGCAGAAGCAACAGAAAAATATGGCGAGAATTCACAGCAAGTACAGGTTTTAGCGACGAAATTAACACGAGCCGAAGCAGAAGGTATTGGGCTTACACGTCAACTTGGTGAACTAAATAGAGAGTTAGAAGAACAAGAGCGCGCAATACGTGGGCTTCCGTGGACTGAACTAGGGCGGCAGATGGAAGAAGCAGGGCAACGGATGCAGTCCTTTGGTAGTGGAATGACAGCTATAGGCAATAAACTTTCTATGGCTGTCACAGCCCCGCTTCTTGGTATAGGTGTAGCGGCCGTTGCCGTTGGTTCAGATTTTGCGGATTCTATGGGTACAATTCAGGCACGTACAAACATGACCGCCGACGAAGTGGATGGGCTAGGTTCTGCATTTCGTGCCTTAGCTCTGTCTGGAAATTATGGAACATTTACAGCTAGAGAAGTTTCGTCAGCGTTTGCTGGTATTGCTGTAGCGGGTCAAGATTCTCAACATGGTATTGATATTATGCGTCATGCTATGGTGCTTGCTGGTGCTGTGGGTGATGATTTAGGTAATACGGCTTATTTTCTTGGCAACTATCTTGCTAAAATAGGCAAAGATGCAAGTTATGCAGAAAAGTATATAAATCTATTTGCAACGGCAAACCAGCGTACAGGCATTGGATTAAGCACTTTACAAGATTATTTGTTTAGGGCAAATGCTTCACTTAATGCCGCTAGTATTTCAGGAACAGAAGCAACGGCTGTATTTTCGCAACTTTACGCGGCTGGTGTGCGTGGTGCAAATGCTTATAGCGGGTTTTCACAAGCTATTACGTCTCTGTTATTACCAACAGCGGCGCAAGTTGATGCATTTAATGAACTTGGAATATCTTTAGATGATTATTATTGGCAACAAAAATCAACTATGGAACAGTTTTTTGCATTGGGTGACGCGCTTGCAAATGTCACTGATGATACCCGTCGTTTAGATTTACAAACAACTATATTCACACAAGGAAGCGCGCAAGCATTTGCAGATGAACTATTCAATCAGCGCGATTCTTTAAGAATGGTTATACCTGAATTATACGCCATGTCTAGTGCAGTTGATGGTACAGGTATAGCTTTTCAAATGGCGGCTATACAAAATGATGGCTTGTCCAGTTCAATGCAACAAGTGCGTATTTCTTTAGAAGAAATTAGCTTACAGATTGCTACGCATTTGATCCCCCATGTGCAACGCGGAATAGAGACTATTGGCAGATTGGTGAATTGGTTTGGCAGTTTTGAAGAAAGCACACAAAGAAACATTATACGCGTTGCTGGGTTTGTCGCCGCCATTGGACCAGTTCTAAGTGTAGGTGGAAAATTAATTTCTATAGTGGGAAGTATTACCTCTGCATTTGGTGCATCCGCTACAGCTATTGGACAGGCAGGTATTGCAATGAATTCCGCAGGGACGTTTAAAGCCATAGCTACAGCTAAACTTCCCATAATGACAAAGGCACTAGGGATTACGACACTTGCATTTAAAAAATTATGGCTTGCAATGGGACCCGTTGGCATTGCAGTAGCAGGTATATACGCTCTAACCGCTGGGATAGTCCTGTTATCGCGTCGTAATAATGAGTTATCTGAATCCACGCGGGAATTAGTAGAAGAAACTCAACGTATTATTGATGTGCAACATGAATTAGCAGAGGCTTCCGCTTCCGCAATAGCGCAATTTCAAGCACAACGGCAAGAAATGCAAATACAATCACGATATATTAATGGGCTTGTGGATAGTATTGAACGTTTAGCTAACCAACAAGAGCTTAGTGCTGGTGAAATGCAGACACTCCAAAATCATATTGAAGGTCTCAACAGCTCTGTTCCGAACTTATCACTTGCCTACGATTCTGTTACTGATTCTCTGAATATGACAATAGACGCATTAAGAGATTATATTTCAATGTCCCAGTTGCAATCATCAATAGACATGAAACTAGCAGAACAAAACAGGCTAAGAGATGAAAGGCTTCGACTAGACGAAGAACTAAATAATGCACTAAGACAGCGCATGGCGTACCAAAACAGACTCTTTGATATAGACAGAGGAACAACTTTAGAAAGAGCGCAATGGCAACATCAAGTTGAGCGTTTGATTGTAGTGGAACAAAACTATGGTGAAGCTCTCCAAGCCAATAAATTATTATATAGTTCGTTAATCGTGGGCGTAGAATATTATTCTCAATCATTGGACGACCTAAGACAAGCCCAACAACAAGCAGAAACTGCAATTGAAGAAGTAACCAGCGCAATGGAAGCACAAATACATGTAGTGGAATCATTGGGCGTAACACAAGAAGAAATATGGAATAAAATAAGTAGCTCGTTGGAGAGTTATTCACGTATTGCCACAAATGCATTTAGTACAATTTCTGAAAATGCGGCTACTTCTGTTCAGGATTTAACATCAAACCTACAATCAAACGCCCGCGCCGTTGAAGAATGGAGCATTAATATTGCCAAACTTGCGGAGCGGGGTGTAGATGAAGGACTTATTCAACAACTCCGTGATGCTGGACCAGCGGCGGCCGCAACTGTTCGTGAATTGGTGCAAGCGTCTGATGAAGAGTTAGATGCACTTAATTATGCTTTTGAAGAAAGTACCCGTATAGCAGTAGAAGCTATGAAACGTGAGTTAGACCCGTCTGGAGTAGCAGAATCTATATATGAGTTAATTGATGTGGTTGCAAATACCATATTGGAAAATGACAGTATGGAGACAGCTTTGCGGAATCAAATCACGGCCGCCTTTGATTCTTTAAGTGATACGATTAAAACCATTGGCTTTGATGAAGCGGGTTACTCTGTTATAGATGGTTTTACAGGTGCTATAGATTCAATGCTTCCAGAAGTAGAACGCGCTGGGGACAATATGGGCGATTCTCTTTTGGACGGGCTTAATGATACTTTAGAAATTCAATCGCCAAGCCGTGTCACTCGTAGAATTGGTGTAAATGCGGGTGAAGGTTTAATCGAGGGCGTTCAAGAAGTTACGCCAAGAGTTGAAAATAGTGCAAAAACATTGGCATATGTATTTATTAATGCTATAGCCGATAAAATTCGCTCCAGTCATGATATTGACAGATCTATCGTACAAAAAGTTAATGAAATGCGTGAAATTGGCTTACATGCTGTAACTAATGCAAACTTCTTTGACATTGGCAAAGAAATGGCTAGTGGTGTTTCTAATGGGTTACGAAGTAGCACGGGGATAGTATCACGTGAAGCAACCGCAATAATTAATAATGCCCTAGCCTCAATGAGAGAAGCCGCGAAAATATCATCACCCTCAAAAGAATCAATGAGAGTCGCCCATCAACTGGGGGATGGTTTGATTATAGGAATAACAGCCAAAGGCAAAGAGTTTGCCGAGGCGTGCAAGACGATTACAAATTATGCAATCAACAGCTTCAATATCGACCCGTCCAAGGTTACCAGTAGTTTCAAGGGCGTTTCACAGGTATTGAGCAATGAAGTTACTCTATTTGCGGAAACTATTGGTCAATCCGTCCCTGATGGTATGGCAATAGGAATTGACCAGCAGGGGCATATTGCTGTCATGGCCGCTGAAAAATTATCAAGTGACGTTTATCAACGGGCGGCTGTATGGATAAGGGAATATCAAAAAACATTTAAACATTCCACCGAAGAAGAGTTAAAAATGTGGCAGCATCTCATAAAAAATCATGAGATATCTGGTAATGAGAGATTAAAAGTTGAAGAAAATATATCAAGACTGCAAGATCAGATAAGGCAAGCATCATTTGATTATTACCGCACGTTAATTGAAAGACAATCAGAGTTGAATCAATTGTCGGCGCAGGAGGAAATAGAGGCATGGCAACGAGTTGTAGATAAGCACGAAGAAGGCACAGAACAACGGATAGCCGCCGAGCAAAATTTAGCAAGAGTCCGTGAGCAAGTGAACCGTGACAAAGCCGCCGCTCTCAAAGAAATGGAACGCCTTGAAGCGGGATACCTTCGTGCTGTAGAAAATCGCACACAAGCCCTTGTAAATACATTTGACAAGTTTCGTGAGGTTAATATTGCAGAAACAAATGTTGACCGCGCCCGTGATGCAATGGAAAAAGCTACAGAGGTATATGCACGAGCGAGGGAAGAACTTATACAGTCTAGGCAGGCTATGTCAGAAGCAGAGCGGGGAACAGAGGAATTCACACGAGCGCAGGAACGTGTTGGTAAGGCAAATGAAGCCGTGGCAAGGGCGCATGATGAATTGACTCGTGCTACAGAAAATGCAAGCCGAAGCCAAGCAACCATAATGGCTGATAATCTACAAAGGCAACTTGACAATATCCGTGATTGGGAAAAAGAAATGTCAGAACTTTCCCAACGTGGAGTTTACGAGGGACTAATTGAACATTTTCGCCAAATGGGTCCCACATCTACGCAATATTTAAGAGAGTTGAATAATTCTACTGATGAAGAACTAGGGCGATTGTCAGATTTATACCAAGAAAAACATGCCGAAGCTAGACGACTTGCAATAAATGAATTAGAGGGATTACGGCATGAAACAGACCAAGCAATTGGTAAAATTCTGACAGAAACAGCAAGAACTATGGTATCCGAAGCGAACCCTATAGGAATGGAGTTAGTTCGAGGCATAATACAGGGGTTTGAAGATAAAAGCGGCGCGTTATATGGTACAGTAAATCGAATAATGAATGATGTGATTGAAGAAATGAGGAGAACAGCACAAATACAATCACCATCAAGACGCACGAGAGACTTAGCCCGCCTCACCATGGATGGTTTAATCGTAGGTATGGAGTCCAAAGAATCAGAGCTTATAAAAGCGTGCAAGCAAATTACTGATATTATGGCAGATAACCTTTATATAGACCCGTCCGAGCTTGTTAATACTTCTAATGCTGTTTTATCCAGCATGAAGCATAATTTGCCCAAACTGCAAAAACAAATGGTGCAATACTCAAGTCAATCACCAGTGTATTCACACGCCCCAAATCGACAAGGTTATTCTTCAAATGGTTATGGGCAGGGTGATGTTTATAATATCACCCTTAATGTAGATATAGACAAAATCTCTGATGTGCATAAATTAATGGATATTATAGGGAATACAAAGCACCATGCCATAGCACAAAGGGGCGTGCCTTAATGTCTGAAATACGTACAGTAACATGCCCATGTATAAGTGATACTTTTGTTCGTAGGCATGAACTTATCCAAAACTTTTTTAGTGCTGGAATTGACACATGGGTTGAAGGTGAGAACGAAAATCATGGCAGTGCAGATAGGCTTACTTTTGGATTTGTATTTGACCAAACTGGAATCCCACAAGTACAGCAAACATCTACCACACAAGACCATAGGGCGATAGTTCAGTTTGATTTATCAGAAGCAATGGTTATGGGGAATATACGCAGTGCAAAACTTCAATTGTTTGTACCATCGGGAGAAGGCTGGTGGGGTTCGATGCTACAAATCACACCCACCACAATATCAGGCTCTGTCATAGTGGAAGATTCTTTTGTGTTTAGTAGATGGAATCAGGCAATAAGGTTGGAAGACATGCCTATGCGTAGCGTGGAAGTGAACACCGGGGCGTTTCAAGTGCCTAATCCTGATTGGATTCCACCGTTTATGCCTGAGCATGACCCTGATATACCCCCGTTGATATGGGTAGAAACTTCTCAAACTGTTGAGCGAGGTGCTGATTGGGTGACACCTGAAAGGCAAATAACGCCAAATGGTGGTGAGTTTGATGTAACTCATCTTTTTGACCGAGGACTCGTACAGCAAAATGTTTTAACGTTTGCACTTATGAGCCTAGGTCCTTCAAATCAACTAATTACACCAACAAGAACTGGATCTCAGCGTTCAAACATCCTAACAACTAGATTTAGCAGGGAATCAGGAAGAAACACAGCACCACGGCTAATACTTGAATGTGAACCGCGCCTTGGTATAGCACCCTCAAATCTTGCACCCACAACAACACAAAACCCTAGAACACCAATAAGAATAAGCTGGAGACATGAACGACACCCTTCAATCCCTAGTGGTTTAGTTGATCCTCAAATTGATTCAGAGGTTGAGTTTTGGCAAGGAAACGGGGTTAGGATTATTGTAAATGGTGGGCTTGAAAATAGTGTTGAGCTTGAAGTCAATACATTTACTTCATTTGCAAATGTTAGCTTTAGGGCAAGAACTCGTACAGAATATAATGATTGGGGTGTATGGAGTGCAGTTCAAATATTTCCCCTTGCATTAGACCCACCACTTGCACCCACAGACCTAACACCAAGTGAACCACGCAACCCAAACCGTGATATAGAATTACGCTGGAGACATAACCGAAATCCCTCACGCATGGGAGATATCCAAACAGGTGCAGAAGTACGTGCAAGACAGGGTACAACTGGTGGATGGGTTTATATCGTCACAGACACAAGCAATAGAGCCATAATATTCTCCAATACATTTTCGTCTGCTACAAGCATACAGTGGCAGGTTCGCACAGAAACAGCTTTAGGAGATTGGGGCGTTTGGAGTGAAATCCAGACATTTTCTACGTTCACCGCTCCACCAATTGCACCCACAAATTTAACCCCAACTACAACACAAAACCCTCTTGAATGGGATTTACAAGTAAATTCAGAACTTGAAATTAATTGGGGAAATGCTTCAACTGGAATAAGAACCGAAATAATACAAGCTGGAACACTAAACAGAGTAGAATTACCCGCAGACATGTTTGTTACTGAACCATTAACAACCGTGTCTTTTCGTGTTAGAACGGAATCACAAGCAAACGGATGGGGGGCATGGTCAACAATGCAGTCTTTTGATTTAGCAACAAATCCACCGCTTGCACCAACAAATCTACAACCAACTACTATGCAGAATCGTAGGGTTGCTATTGCAATTTCATGGAATCATGCCCCAAACCCTACTATGCTTGATTCCCAAATAGATTCACAAGTTGAAGTTTGGCAAGGAAGCGGGGAAAGGCTTGTTTTAAGCGGTGGTACAGCTAATAGAGTAGTGTTGTCAGCTGACACCTTTACAACAAATACAGCCGTAAGTTATAGAGTTAGAACACGAACATCTATTAATGGTTGGGGTGAATGGAGTAACCCCGCTACATTTACACTTTCTCAGTTTCCACCGTCCGCACCAACAGAGCTTTTACCCGCTGAAACAAGAAACCCAAATGTGGATATTCAACTGTCGTGGACGTTTCGCCCTAATCCTTCATGGTTTCCAAACGACGGTCAAACAGATTCAGAAATCGAAGTTTGGCAAGGAGGTGGGGCAAGGACTCTAATTAATGGCGGATCTGGCAACAGAGCGATTCTACCCGCTGGAACATTTACAACAACTGTAAGCGTTAATATGAGAGCCAGAACATTTACAGCATTGGGCGGATGGGGTGCGTGGTCAAGTGTATATACATTGCCATTGTCTACCGCTCCACCATTAGCACCCACTAATATATCACCAACAACACCACAAAACCCACGGGGAGAAATTCATGCCAGCTGGTTGCATACCCCAAACCCTGAAATGTCTAATGATATACAGGTAGATTCAGAAATTAGAGTTAGGCAAGGCACAGGGGCATGGAGGATAGTAAACGGTGGTATTATGAATCAAGCAGTGATTCCAGCTAATTTCTTTACAACGTTTGTGCAGGTGGAAGTACAGGCACGAACGAGGGCGGAAATTAACGGCTGGGGTGGGTATTCACCAAGTGTATTTTTTACTCTACGCGCAACACCTCCACTACCACCAACATTAATACAACCAAAGGATACATCAGTTAGAGGTACACAAGGTGCATTTTTAGAATGGGATTATAATTCGCCTTATGATATATTTCCATCACGCTTTGATATTCGTTACCGTGTGGATGGAGGGGCATGGGCAAATTTAAGGAACGATGCGACTGGAGGTTTTCCCGCAAGAGTAACAACCACAACACGAATAATAACAGCTCAATCACGGGTAGAATGGCAAGTCAGAGCCTATGGTGAACTTGGTGATATGGGTGATTGGAGCGATATAGAAACATTTTTTATTGTAGGAATACCGCCAACGCCCGTCATAGTGCGAGTTAGCAATAGCAACCGCCCAGAGTTTCAGTTTTCAGCCCGACATGTGGAAGCATGGGAATTAGAAGTTTATCGTGGAAATGAGATAATATACAGCACTGGAATCACCCATTTTGTATATCTTTCTCATATATCAAGGGAATTTATCCCCAATGGTAATTATCTTGCTAGATTAAGGATACAAAACGAACATGAAATATTTTCGGAATGGGCAACGCTTGCATTTTCTATAAACACTGTTCCACCACAAGCCGTAACTTTGCGAACTGCTAATAATTTGCAGTATTATAATAGGTTGTTGCTTGATAACCCGAATGGAATAGCATATGTGTATCGAGCAGAATACGAAAATGATAATTTTGTATGTATTGCGAAAGTTGACGGCGTGGGCTGTTATGATGACTACACATGCAGACCAAAACAAATCTATAAGTATTTTGTTCGTACAGTTGATTCAAGTTTTAGTTTTGCGGACAGTGATATTAAAACGGCTATATCAGACTTTAAAGAAACAACCCTAGCAACCGCAGAATCTCCTAGTGATATGATTTTGTTTTATGGGCAGTTAAACAGAAATCCCACTAAATCTATGGAATTTGAACAAGAAAAGTCATTGACTAAATTTGTAGGGCGCGAAAGCCCTATTGTGCAGTTTGGAGAGCATAGTGATACAGTTTTGTCACTATCTTTTTATTGTAGCAGTGAAGATAAAACCCGTTTACAAGCATTAATAAAGAGCGGAAAAACGTTAATTCTTAGAGATACTTGGTATGGTGCAATCTATGGAACTATTACGGGGGGAATCCGTATGGATTCGGATGGTTATACAGATAAGGCTATTGTGTCTTTTTCTTTCACCAAAACAGATTATGATATGGTGGTTGATGTTTTATGATTGCTATGATTAACAAGAGAAATTACAGTCAAAAGTTAATTGATGACACCTTGCGAGCTAGAAATGGCACACGCAAGGTGTCTTTTCGCTATGATCTTCTAAACCGTTTTGATGTAAAAATCGGAGAATTGGACGGGGTTGAGCAAGCAACTATTTCTTACGGCGAATTCAGAATTATTAAACGTACTGCAAAGTTTCTATTAAACGAGTATTTGCAAAAAGAAATAGATTACATGTCCGAAAGAATCCAGCCATGGTTTATTCTGCATATGCCAGACGGTGGAACAGTTGGGTGGTCGTTGGGCATATTCTTACTAGAATCACCCTCAAAAATCATTAATAACAAAGTAAGTAGCAGAGATATTGGTGCTTATGATAAAACCATCATTGTAGAGGAGGATAAGTTCTTTACAAGATTTTTGGTTGCACAAAGTCAAAGTTATGTAAGTATGGTAGTGAGAATTTTAGAATCATCAGGACTTACTAAAATTGATATTCCTGATAATGGCGTTACGATTGCCAACACAAGAGAATTCCCAATAGGCAAGAAAAAGCATCTTGCATGTAATGAACTTTTGCGTGCAATTAATTATACATCCATTTGGATTGATGAAAATGGAGTAGCAAAAGCCAAGCCGTATATAGAGCCGTCATCAAGACCTGTAACACATTTTTATAGTACGGATGAAAAAAGCGTTGTGCTTAATGAATTTAGCGAAAGATTGGATATTGCAGGTAGAGCAAATGTTTTTATCAGAGTTGCGTTAAACCTAAAAGAAGCCCGTCCTTTGGTTAGTACCGTTGAAAATAATGACATACTAAGCCCTATCTCAATAATAAACCGTGGGCGCAAGATTGTAAATTTTGAAGAATTACATGACGTTTCAAGCCAAGAAGCTCTTGATGGTATAACAAGACGTGCATTATTAGAAAGTATGTCTGCTTTTTCGCATTTATCATTTAATACCGCGCTAATGCCCACACATGGTAGTGCAGAAACATTACTTTGCGATTTTGCAAAGTTATTTGATACTCCAACAAGGTTTTATGAAACGTCGTGGGAAATGCCGTTAGAATATGACGGCATTATGACTCATGAAGCAAGGAAGGTGACAAGGTTATGATTAACCATGATGGTTTTTTTGAAACTGTTCTACCGCCCCAGCTTCCTAAAAATCTAGCATTAAGAAAAACTGCTACAGTTGTACGAATAGCGGATGACGAAAGCCCTATACTTGTTTTTGATGGCGAGGAAACACCCAGTCAGCAAAAATATATCAATGCACGTGAACCATCTTTGCCAAAGGTTGGGGATAGGGTTGTACTTCTGGGGGCAATTGGTTCAAATGATGATATTATTATTGGATGGTGGACACCAAATGCAAACACTTAACAAAACATTTGATATTGTATTAAATACAATGTTTCAAGGAACACACTCCACGAGAATATTTGTGAATCAAGGTGACACACGTAGTGTCATTTTTAATTTTCGTGTTTATGAAGATACAAAAAAATTGGATTATAACCTTGTAAAAGATGCTAGACTTTTCTTAGTTAAACCAGACGGGCATGTAGTGCAACAAACGCTACAACCACAAGGAAGCGAAGATTATACGACTCTAATAAGCCAGCAAGCATTAACCACGGTGGGTACTGTAACAGGAGCAGTGGCATTATATGGGCATGAAAATGAACGAATAACAACGTTGTCTTTCACGTTTCTTGTAGGCGCGGATATTTTATCACGCCATATCGTTGAGAGTTTAACGGAGTTTGATGCGCTTCAAAGGGCTATAGCTCTGCTTGAAGGTGCAATACGTCTTTATGAGGAGTTTCCACGTTTAAATATTTTAGGATATTTTGAATTTGAATCTGAGCTTTTAGCGGCATTTCCAGATGGCAGTAATCTTAATGGCGGTTTTTGGGTGGGTAGTGAATGTGAAGGGCGTTATTTCTTTTGGGATAGAACTCACAACCGCTGGAAGGGAATAGACCCGAACCGAGGACGAACAGGAAGGCATTTTATCCCCATAAGCGAACCAAGCACCGCCCAACAACTGCATGATATGGGCGTTAGAGTTGGTGATTCAATTGTTGTGTTAAGCGAAGTTGAAACACCTTTTTTGTTTGTTGCGGGTGAAGATAGGGTTATGGGTACGGTACTTGAGCGTGTTCATGAAGCTGTGGCAGATTCATCATTCGTTGAGCGTCGTAGTATTCGTGGTGCAAGAGGAGAGCCAGGCACAAATAACCCACGTGGGCATTGGAGCGCGGAAATAGACGATTATCAAAGGTATGACACTGTTATTTTTAGAATAGATACGGGTTATGCGGTATTTATGTACACGTCATGGGAAACGGGTTTACAGATTCCTCCTATGCCTGAATCACCAAATAATCCATGGCAGTTATGGATTTACCCAGGGCTTAAAGGTGATGCGGCTACAATTCAGATTGGTGAAATAACAATGTTGTCCGCTGGAAGTAAAGCTGATATAAGAAATTCTGGAACACTTTACAATGCCGTTTTTGATATTGATTTACCTAGTAGCCCAACTATTAAAATTGGTGAAGTTAATACTGTTCTACCAGATAGCTCCGTAACTGTTACTAATAGCGGAAACGAATATGATGTTAAGTTGGATTTTGATATTCCACAAGGAAAAGCCGCTACTATTGAAGTGGGTGAAGTAACAACTGGTTTGCCCAATACTCCTGTTATTGTTGAGAATGTGGGTACAGCTGGTGAAGCTGTGTTTAACTTTAGTATTCCGCAAGGCAAACAGGGCAACACAGACGGCACAATGTTTCATGCAGAGCTTAACAACCTTGAATTTGAAAATAGTGGGCATACAGGTTTCGCCAGTGCTGTAGAAATTTCTGATATAGAACAACGTATAGATACATTAATTACAGGTATCGAAATGCCTCCGAACGCAAATCTTAACGACTATTGGGAGCCAGGCAATTATTTTGTGCGAACTGATTTAGCATCCCATACAATACAAAATCGTCCCCCTTCAGTGAATAGTGCATTTGCATTGTCTGTTGCACCGTGGGGTATCCCAACTGCAAATGCTCCACGTGTAACGCAAACTATTGTACCACGCCTCAATAATGGAGTATTTGTACGCACGGGGACGGAACAGCCAAGCGTTTTTAACCAATGGCGACGTGTCAGTACCGTTGATACGCTTGATGCGTTTAACGAATGCCTATTACAAGAAGGTTGGCGGTTGTTTCAGTCATCAGTCAGTTTAATTTGGGCTACACTAGGGTGGGCGATTTCTGTGAACTAAATGGATTGGTTCAGCCCCCTGTGAATGCTACTCCTGATGTTATTGCAAACAATATAACTGTATTGCCCGCTGGGTTCAGACCACCAAGGCGCGTTATTGGTACAACTCTTACTGCACATGGGGAAGTGACAGGTTTTGCTGTACACCACAATGGGATAGTGCAGTTGTTTGGTGCTTTTCCTAGAGAACAGATTGGATGGATATCGTTTAATATAGTATACAGAATACTACCGTAGAGGGGTGACTTTCCATGACTTTAGTGTATCCTATTGATGAAAATGGTTTTGTGATTTGGGAAAGTGAAAGATTTGCACCTAAACCAGATGGCTATGAGCCAAGCGAAGATGAAATAACTATACCCATACCGCCTGATAATAACGGAGTGGCGTGGTATAGAGTTCGGTGGGATGGTACGCACTGGGTAGAAGGGGTAGACCATCCAAACGCACCAATCCCTAACTCTATGCAATTAGAATTAGGGGGGCAGATGACATGAACATTATACAAAGATTTTCCCCAAACCACACAAGGGGGCGCGGGGGCTGGATTCCAGACATGATTGTAAACCATATCACCGATGGGGCGTTCCCAGGGTCTATTAACTGGGTTTTAAACCCTACGGCGCAAGTATCCTATCATTTTATGGTTTCGCAAGTTGGAATAATCACACAATGTGTGCCTATTCGTGATACTGCATGGGCAAATGGCACTAGTGGTAATTCAAATGATAGCCGAAGCAATATTTTATCTACTTTGGCGATGGTCAGAGAACGTAGTGTTAATGCGAATTCTTTTACAATTAGCATTGGTTTTGAAGGGCGCTTTCATGAAACGGGCGGGGCTTTAACACCCCCACAACTTCAAGCGGCATTGCAGTTATATTCACATATTCGTAATGAGGTTAAAAGTATTTGGGGTGCAACGATACCCATAAACCGCAATCATATTGTTGGGCATTTTGAGATTACCCCACGCACCAGAGCTAACTGCCCAGGCTCCAGATTCCCATTTGA